GCACCAGGGACACCTCAGGCCTCATGTGTGGCATTGACGCCACTGCATCTGGCCTTCAACACCTCGCAGCGCTCACACTTTGCGGTGACACAGCAGAGGAGGTAAATGTTACACCGACTGAAAAGCCGGGTGATATTTATCGCACTGTTGCAGAGGCAGCCAAAAAGTACATGCCTGAAAAGTTTCACCCTTGGATGGATAGAAAAACCACCAAAAGAACATGCATGTGCTGTCCTTACGGTGTGACTCAGTCATCGTCAAGAAATTACATCAGATTGGCTTTAAAAGAAGCCGGTCATGAGTTTACAAGTCAAGACCTAACTGTCATCACCAACGCCATATTCAAAAAGGCAATACCTGAGGTCCTACCTGGACCAATTGCGGTGATGAAATGGTTAAAACAATCAGCGATTGACATCCTTGATTCTGGTAAAGAGTCGATTCAATGGACTACACCTTCTGGGTTTGTGGTTAATCAGGATCTACGCATTTCAAACACCATTGAGGTGCAAACCAGATTGATGGGCGGGACACGGATTAAATCCACCATTGGTGATGGTTTTCTTGGTCCTGACCGCAGCCATCACCGCTCAGCATTAGCACCTAATTTTGTGCATGGTGGGGATTCAGCTCTCCTCCATTTGACCTTTGCCTTTTGGGATAAGCCTTATAGCGTGATCCACGATTGCGTTATGGGTCGTTCTTGTGACATGGATGCAATGGCCGCCGAAATTCGGCTCCATTTTGCTGAAATGTATAAGGCTCCCGTGTTACAGCAATGGGCTGATCAAGTAGGGGTCCAGTTGGATCCTGACTTAATTAAAAACACCCTTGATTTAGAGAGTGTTAACCAATCCACCTATTTTTTTTGTTGATATGGACTACTCATACGATCCAAACGCCAACGGTGTTGAACGATTGCATTGGTATCGAGACAACGACATTCAAGGCGGGTACGTCTTGGCTCAAGTCCTAGATCTTTTGGAAGAATGCTGGTCGATTGAGGTTTCTTTCGATTAATCTGGAGTTGCTGGTTAGAGGTCGGTGCCACTAGACAAACTAACAAGCGAGGGCGCAATGCGTGCCTTCATGGTGATCGAGTTACTGCGGTCCACAGGAGAGCGAGAGTTTCCGGCTCAACTGATGTCAGTGTTTTTCTGGGTTGCTTCCCATAACGGGTGCAAGCAAGACGACCTGATGAAGCACTGTAATATCTCGCGCAGCAGCGTTAGCCGTTGTGTCAAGTGGCTTGGACCTCAACACAGGCTCGAGCATCGCTCAGGCCTGCGGCTTGTACGCCGGGAGAGAGACCCGGAAAATTGGCGCGGGTATCTCTTGTACTTGACCCCCAGAGGTGAAATCTTCACCAACCTGTTGGACAACTACGCCACAGCGTCACTGACCACACTCACCAAAGCTCAGGAGGACCTAAAAGCCCATGACAACCACGACAGTAAAAACGTGGAATGAAGCCCTTGACTACACATGGCGTGTCAAGTGGAAGCGTACAAGAGGAGCAAAGACAGCTCTGACAAATGCAAACCACATCACAAATTATGCTGGCAAATCACTTCCACTTAAGCGACTGACCGTTGCTGGGTGGTGGTTAGAACTCAAAGCTGAGCTTGGGGAAGGACGCAGTGGATCAACAGTCAACCGGATTCTTTCGGCTGGCTCCACTGTGTTCAACTTTACGCATCTAGCTGGCCTTCACAAATACGACATGCCCGTCTTCCCACGGGCACAAGAAGGTGCCTGCCGCATTGAGTGGTTCACCAAAGACGACGTTGACAGGCTCTGCTCTGTCTCCCGTGATCTCTTTGGAGATCGCTGGGGTGATGACTTAGCGGACGCCATGCTTGTCTCTGCTTACACAGGGATCAGGCAAGGCGAGCTACTCAAGCTCAAATCGGCTGACTACGACTCGGCACACGATCAAATTTGGATCGGTGGTAAGCCCGGGCGTCTGACGAAAAATGCCAAAGGGGTACGCAACATCACATTGCATCCCAAAATCCAGAAGATCATTCTTGATCGCTTAGACCAGGAGTACCTATTTAGGGGGGACTGGGATAACAAAGATCAGCTTTACCGCAACTTTTGCAAGGTAAGGCAGATCGCAGGATTTAGTGAAGACTACGTTTGGCATTGTCTTCGTCATTCATTTGGTACTTGGATGGGTGCAGTAACGCACCCCCGCACGTTGATGGAGGCCCTCGGCCATAAGACCATCGACATGTCTCTCAAGTATTGCAAGGCCACAGATGAGGCCGCCAGATCTGCCGTTTTGGCACTCTGAGCGCGTCTGACGTTTCCTAAAACACCCCAATTTTGCCAAATGTTACGGTAAAACAGGCCTCAGCCTATCGCTGAGATTCCTTGGGGGGCATGGCGGAATCGGTAGACGCACCAGACTTAAAAGGCACCGCATGATTTGATCGCATGTGGCATTGAGACTCCTCAGGGGGTCTCTTTTTTAATGCCTCACTGGGTTCTTTAACGATCACACATAGCCAACCGACTGATTTCAACATCTGATGCTTTTGCACTACCACGAAATAGACCCATCTCCGATGGCTACGCAGCAAGAAAAGTGGCTTATTGAGAACTGTGAGATCGAGCTTTACGGGATGACCCGCAAGGCGTTCGACGAAATGTCACCTGATGTTTACGCCCGCTATTTGGCCGGATATCAGGAGTTCGACCTATGAGAAGTAAAGCACTAGCAGGCGGCTCATTCATACCGGGCAAGCCGAAAAAAACACGCCAAGGCAATGGAACACATTCCAAACCACGCGGGTCAAAAAAGGCATATCGCGGCCAAGGCAAATAATCCACACACCTATTAATCACCAATGGCTAATCGACACGTAATTGATACCACTCTTGAGGGGTTTATCAACGTCTACGAAGACAGCGAAAAGTACAAGACTCGTAGCTTCAAATACAGAATTCCTGCTGATGTAATTCAAAAGCTGGAAGAAGAACGCCTAGAACTACTTGAATGGGCTAACAGCAAAGCAACTGGGCGAGTGCAGGAAGCATTTGCCCCTTGGGATGACGAAGGGTTGATTGGGTACTCCTATGGAGAGGCCCGCCCTTACAACCCAATTCCTGTCTTTGTGGATACAACAGGGGAACCAGTAGAGATGGACGTTTTGCGGGATATCCGTAAAGGCACAAAGGTTCGGCTGATTATTCAGCACAAGCCCTACTCCATGCCAGGAAAGATCGGTACATCCATCAAAGTGATTGGTTTTCAGATCGTTGAACTGGTTACAGGTAATGGAGTTATGGATTCTGGGGACATATCAGTTGAAGATGTGGGGGCGATGTTAGGCACGGTTCAAGGTTTTAAGGTCGACAGCCCTGCCGTTCGACCTGCTGCTGCTGTCGCCCCTGAGGACAGTTACGACTTCTAGATATGAACTACCGCTCCGGCCTTGAAGAAAGGCTGGGGAAATATCTAGATAAACACGCAGTTCCCTACCTGTACGAGGTAGAGAAGTTCGACTACGTCACAAAATCGCGATACACCCCAGACTTTTTCTTACCTAATGGCGTTGTAATTGAGACAAAAGGGTTCTTTAAGCCCCGAGATCGCAGCAAAACCCTTGCTGTTCGGGAAGCACATCCTGATCTTGATCTTCGCTTTGTATTCCAAAGAAATAACACCTTAAGTAAAAAATCTAGACAGACCTATGGGGGCTGGTGCGATAAGCACGGGTTCCTGTGGTGTGTCTTCCCCGATATCCCACCTGATTGGTTTGAATGACAGCTTCAATCACCAGTCTTCTTGTTGAGATTGACCTTTTGGTTGCTCGATTGGAAGAACAATTCTCAAAAGATCAGATTCTTGATGCACTCGAGGAGTACCTCGCGATTGCTGATGAACTCGAATGAAAATGAATTTATTCGGCACGAGCCTTGTCCTGAATGTACCTCTAGTGATGCTTTCGCTATTTACAGTGACGGTGGTGGGTACTGCTTTTCTTGCGGTTTCCACCAGAAAGGCTCTAGTGATACCAATCTGCAACCAACAAAGGTG